GAGGAAGCACTGCTTAAACTAGACCCAGAGGCAATCGTCATGGATAATAATAGTCCACCATTTGGTCACGAGACAATGGCTACTATCAAAAAGGTAGCCGGTGAAGACAGGTGGAACGAGTACTTTAAGTTTGGGTTTGTCAGAAATCCAGAGAGAAGATTTATCTCACACTATGTATACAACTGCGATTACCACTACAGGAATAACCCCAATGTTGCGTGGGTCTTTGACGAGACAGGCAACTTCCCCGCCCCGGAAGACAAGATAATAACAAGGGATATGCTAATGCAGTTTCATTTCTTTGACAAGTTTTGGAGTAAGCCCTACCTTAAGTATCAGCAGGTTGAATGGATGGAAGATGACATCTGGCTAGGCGTAGTTGAAAACATGGAAGAAGATTGGAAGTATGTTTGTGAGCGCATTGGAGAAACCATTCCGCTGTTTAAAACTAATGCTACCAACTCTAAGATCTGGAGTCTAGGCGATGAGGCCAAGAAGGTTTTTGAAATCTTGTATGAAGATGACATTAAAATGTACAACGACAGGATAGCATATGGGGTCGGAGTTAAATGATAGACAACCCATACACTTCTACCGAGTAGATATTATTTGGCAGACAAAGCGTGGTAAGAAAATGTTTACCAACAAATGGAAAGGCTTGGAGTGTGTGAGCAGAGCGAAAGACCTTAAGGCTTTGAACAAGGACAAGAAAGCATTAGAATTCCTTGAGAAACAAACAAAACTTACAGCCAAGAAACTAAACTTCAGAGTATACAAAATAAGCGACAAGCAGATAGTGGGGTACTCTGAGGTTCACAAAGAAATAGACTACGAGAATGAGTTCAAGTAAGACCATCACAATGTTTCCGTCAGTAACGGACATAGACAACCCACATTACACAACACTAGAAGAGTCTCTCTCACGTATACGAGAAGGGAAGAGCAAGGATAAGGTCGATGAAGTTAGAGCCGGCAACAAGGACGTAAAGAAAACTTTGCCTATCGCACTATTCTCTGGTGTGTTTGAAGGAAGGAGAGACAGCCAGATCCTGGGGCATAGCGGTATAATTGTATTAGACTTTGACCACATTGATGTAGAGGACTACAAGTCTCTGCTTGGAACTGATGACTACATACGCGCATGTTGGACTTCTCCGAGTGGAGATGGATTAAAAGCACTTGTACAGGTAACAAACCCCGAGAGACATCGTGACCACTTCCGTGCGTTGCAAGCATACTTCGATAGGACTTACGGATTAGAGGTTGACCCATCCGGAATAAATCTTTCACGCGCATGCTTTGAGAGTTACGACCCCGACCTTATAAGTAATGAAGAGCCTAATGTTTTTGGGCTGATGTTATCAGAGGGTAGCGAACATCAAGAGGCAGTACAGCGGGAAGCGTACACTGACTACGAGAAGTTAGACATCGTGGTACACATGATACGCAAGGCTGATGATGGCGACAAACATCGCACGTTGTTGCGTGCATCCATATTGTGTGGGGGATACATTGCCGCAGGAAGAATGGAAGAGGACGAGGCACTGCGTGTAATGGAACGTGAACTTGTACGCAAAGATGTACAAGACATAGACCTAGCACGCAAGACCATGGCTGATGGAATCAACCAGGGTAAGACCATGCCTATCCGTGAGATTATTGATGATGAGAACAAGATTAAAAGAGAGTTCCGCATCAACGATGGAGACATGTCCTTTATATCTTCAGATGCTACTGATCTGGAATGGATAAATGATTTCGCAACAGGTAAGATAGAGAAGGGACTTACCACCGGACTAACAAACCTAGATAAGTACTACTTGTTTAAGAAAGAGTTTACTATTATAAATGGTCACAGTAATGTGGGTAAGACAACAATGGCTTTGTACTTAATGGTAACAGCATCCGTACTGCACAAGTGGAGATGGATTATATATTCTTCAGAGAATAAAACAGCCGCTGTTAAGATGAGGCTTATGGAGTTCTTAGTTGATGTACCTGTTAGTGACATGCACTATGAGGAAAGAGTCGCCGCATACAAGTGGGTGAACAAACATTTTACGATTATAAATAACAATCAAGTGTATAGTTACACCGACCTTATAGTATTTGCTGAGAAACTTATACGACAAGAGCCATACGATGGCATACTGATTGACCCTTACAACTCACTGAAGACAACCATATCAAAGAACGCTCAACTATCTTCTCATGAGTATCACTACGAGGCCGCATCAGAACTACTCACGTTCAGCGTTAACAACAACATGGCAGTGTGGTTGAACACTCACTCAGTTACTGAGGCTCAAAGAATTAAAGGCCCCGATGGATTGCCTGTAGCACCGAGTGCGGCAATGACTGAAGGCGGCGGTAAGTTCGTGAATAGGGCCGATTCATTCATCACATTTCATAGAAAAACGCAGTCAAACGACTACGATATACGCCAACGTACAGAGATTCATGTGCGTAAACAACGTAACCAAGAGACCGGTGGTCAGCCCACACCTTGGGACGACCCCGTAGTTCTTGAGATCAATAGTTCACGTACAGGTTTTAGGAATCTTGGTAGTAGTGAAAAAAGTTTTACTCCTTTAGCGTACAAGAACAGTAGTTTAGACTTATATTAGAGGGTGGATGAAGTCACCGAAATCAAATTGGAGTTACCAAAGCCGCCTTCGCTTAATCAATTTTACAGTGGGAGGCATTACGCGGTACGCTCAAAGTACAAAAAAACTTACTGGGAAAAAATCCAAAAGGTTCTTGAAGGATTTGATAAGTGGCACATGGAGTCTATGTCTATTCATGTGTACTACAATTGCCGTTATGATGTTGATAACGCTATTTGTTGCAGTAAATTTCTTGCTGATTATCTACGAAACAATGGTTATATTGATGACGATAGTCCTAGATTTTTCACATCACAGTCTACGCATTACGACGGGACGGTGGCCAAGGACACGTTTGTAGCAAAAATTAAAGCGCATGGATACGAAACTATTAAGTAAAGTTTATTTCCTGGCGACTGCAAGAATGCAGGAAGCAGCCATAGAGTTGTACGAAGACCTACACACAAACAGTGGTGAGGCTCGTACCGATGCTGAACGTCTGCACAACACCATACGCAAGCACAAGAGAAGCATAGATACAGAATTTGATTTAATAAGAGCCGCGTTGCTAGAGCATTATGATGACGCTGATTTATCTTGACGGCCTAAATGGTATCAACTATCACCGGCTAATGACACCCTTCCTTAGACTTAAGGAAGAGGAGGATCTGGAGATACACTTTATAGAAAACTTTAATGACCTTAAAGAGTTCGACCTTTCAAAGGTCAAGAACCTTGTGGGATCAAGAAGGTTTAGCGTCTCGAATCATAAAGCATTCAAGCAGTATCTGGTAGACAATGATGTCAAACTTATATTAGACAACGATGACTATTGGAAACTACCAAAGGATAATCCTGCTTACGAATACTACAAGAACCATCAGTCAAAAGATATCAAGGCGAGTATACTCATAGCCGATGAGATCTGGAGTCCCTCTGCGTTTCTTGTAGAGATAATGAAAGACATAAACCCTTCCGCTGTATACCGGGTGATACCGAATACTATACATCAAAAGGAAGAGCAATGGGTTGATTGGGAAAAGGATATGCCTAAAGACTACAAGGTTCGCTTTGGATATCTCGGAGCCAATGGACATCAAAAAGATATAGAGCAGATGGGTATGACGTTTGAAGACCATGAGTTATATTGCATGGGTCTGATGGACTATCCAGAAAAGTTAAAAGCAAAGTATAGAATGAACCCTGTGGATATTACTCAGTACGCTAAGTTGTACAAGTTCTTCGATGTCTCCCTCAGCCCCTTGAAGGACTCCAAGTTCAACAAAAGCAAGTCTGAATTAAAAGTAGTTGAAGCAGGGTTCACTCGTACTGCAATCATAGCATCAAACGTAACGCCATATAAGGAGGTTATAAAGCACGGAGAGACAGGTATCCTATGTGACACACCACAAGAATGGAAGGAGGCCGTAGAGGGCATGACATTACCCAAGGCTATGAGGCTTGGTAAGAATCTTTACGAGTATTGTAAAGAGCATTATGATTTGTCTACCATAAATAAACTGCGGCTCGAAGGACTCTCATGAAAGATCAGATCCCATCATACCTAAAAGAATATGCCAATGACCTTACGTTAAGAAGGATTGACGCTAATCGTAGAAGGTATAAGGGTACTCACAAACAGAGAAAGGGTACAAAGCAATCAGTATTATTAGGAGAAGTATCAAGAGAGTATTACACAGAGTACATAGGCATACTTGGTGAGTTGCTTATCCGTCATTACTTTGAGGTTACACCAGAGGTAACCAGATATACAGTGTCTACGCTGTTAAAAGAAACAAAGAATGTTACTGATGACCCAGACATTATAGTAGAGTCAACAAAGATTAAGTACGGACTTAGTGTAAAGACTTGTGAGAAAACATTCAAGGCTAACAAGAGAGCGATGGACAAAGAGGATTCGGACATCGTGTTGTTTATCTTATTTACATCTCCAGAAGAATACTTATTTGCCGATTTCTCACCCGACGAAGTAAGGCTGTGGGATGTAAGACACGCGTACTCACCTTATTACGAAATGAAACCTTTATAGATACGTTTTGTATCTTCGATGCTCCCACAATTTCGTGGGGCACTAACAATTATTTACTGCTTATTATGGAAGACTTCGACAAATTCGTAGCGGAACTTGAATCGGCTGAACAACCGACTTGTAACCTATTAAATCCAGAAGACTGCGAGGCTTGCGGATCCTGATCAGGGGATTAATTTCTTACGCAAGAAAAGCACAGATAGAAGAAGCAACAGTAAGTAAAAAGAAAACTTGTAAACCTTGTTGTACCACCTGTCGCTGTCCTTCATAACGATGGACGGCACAGGTACTTCTATCACTTGAACAATGGTATCGCTATCACATATAGCATCCACCATGATGGTATCAAACGAACGAACGATGTTAACCTTAAGCCTGTCTTTTGTTATAATTATAGTGTCCCGCTGTTGAAGGGTGATGGTGTCACGCACCGAGACCGGAGCAGTTACAATCGTATCCGTAACAACAACCGTGTCTTTGCTTAATACGCTCGGGTCTTTCTTGATTGCTTTTCTGAGGTGCCACTGAGCGCTGCAACTGCTTAATGATAGCGCTATGGTTAAGACGGTTAGCCATTTCATCTATTTAGTTTATCTATTGATGCTTGAATATTCGAGTGATGAATACCCAACCTCATAGATAAGTCAGCCTCCCATCTCTCTATCTCTCTACCATCATTATACAATATGACTGTAGGCACAGCGTGTATGTCTTCTGATTCCTTAACGGTATTATCCTTATCAATCCAAGCGCGTAAGATTTTTGCGCCACTGATGTTTGTTATTGATGTATAGTTGTTGGAAGAATTCCATGTAGCATTATAGTGTACTACTACAACTCCTTTGACATTAATCTGACTAGCCTCTGTAGTTACCGATGACGGAAACATTACTACCATAAGTAATATGAGGATAGTGTTTTTCATTTCATCTCAAACAAGCGCTGCTCCATTCGAGCGAGTTGGGTTTTAATATCTCCTACATCTGTCTGTGTGTTCATGATGGTCTCACGTATCAACTCATCTTTTAAATCAAACTCAGTGCGACTGATGACTGGCGCAGGCAGAGTCTTCGCTTCTTCCACGCCTGCTTTAAGATCAAAGTACCCCAGGGTTACAACTATTGCAGCCCCGATAATCATACCCACAGTTCTTAAGGATAAACCTACTACAGTGTTCTCTGATATCTCGTTACTTCTCTCCATTAGACTTAGCAAATTTTTCTAGTCCAGCGATTCCGAAACATCCTATCGTGACGTACACGAAAGAGTTGTAGACACCTTCATTGATTACTAAATCTTTTCCTAACGCACCTGTTACCAGATCAAGCGTCATGACTAAAACCATTACAGCGAATGAAAGCGCACCAAGAATACTCTTCTCGTTCCAGTCATTGCTATTTCTAAATATCTCTTTCCAACTCATTATTTACCAGATGCACCCGAAGAACCCGAAGAACCCGAAGAACCCGATGAGCCAGACGACCCAGAGGAACCCGAAGAACCAGACGGAGAACTAGCCCCCGAACCATTGTCGCTCTTGTCTTCGCAGTATTTACTTTTTCTTTTAAAAACCTTTACGAATAACCAGCAATATAATTTCTTTAACTTTTTCATAGTACAAATATATGAATCCTATTCGGGAAGTTCTAGGTCGTACTTCACGTACATAGCCTCCTCTGGGCTCTTCGCAAACGTCCTATCTATAGTGCTCTCTACACTTGCAATGATGCTGTAGTTACTAAACTTAGCCGAATAGTTAGCAGCGAATTGATACGCTCTCTTTATCTCATCCAACCGCACCTGTCTGTTGACCTTTTCTGTATCA